CTATCTATCATTGGATTCGTAAGCGAAAAAAAGAAGTTAGAGATGATGATAAAAACATCATAGATAATCTCAAGGCTCAGCTTCTGCTCTTAAGTAAAAAGGAGCAATCAGAGTCGATATCGAGAAAAATCACAATGCTTACAAAAAGCATTATTTCGCTTGAAAAAAAAGAAGAGATAAAGAAGAGAAAACAAGAGGTAAAAAAGAAGCCACTCATTGACATTAGTAGCTCTAATGAGGCTATTGAACTAAAAAAAAGAGCTTTAAGTGGGGATTTTGGCAATCTCTTTTTGTACCAAAAAGAGTTTTTAGAAAGTGATGAGCAGTTTAGGATAGTCATAAAGTCACGACAAATAGGCTTCTCTTATGTCTCCGCATTAGATGCACTGATAGGAGCAGTTGCAGGACGCAATCAGCTATTTTTGTCAGCTTCAGAGGAACAAGCACTCATATTAATGGGATATTTGGATTATTGGGCTAAAAAGATAGGGATTGAATTTGAGACCGATAGTGAAAAACAAAAGACTCTAGCCAATGGTACAGTGATTAAGGCTATGGCTAACAACTTCAGAACCGTGCAAGGGTTTACCGGCGATATTTGGATGGATGAATTTGCATGGTATCCAAATCCTAAGAAGATTTGGCACGCATTTGTACCGTCTATTGGTGCAGTTGGTGGGCGTTTGACTATCATGTCAACGCCCTTTGAAGATGATTCTTTATTTGCAACGCTGATAAAGAATGAAGAAAAATACTATATGTTTAAACGATTCAGGATTGATATATATAGAGCAATAAAAGATGGCTTACCGTTTGACCTAGAAACGATGAGAGCATTGTTTGATATAGAAACATGGGCAAGTGCCTATGAGTGCCAATTTATTGATGATGAATCAGCTTTGTTTTCTATTGAGCTTATCAAGAGTTGCGTTGATTCTACACTATCTTATCATTCACCTAGCTCAAAAAGTACACTTTTTACAGGCTTTGATATAGCACGAACAAGAGACCGTTCAGCGTTAGCAGTTTTAGTTGCAAGAACAAAAGGTTATGAACTTGCAAATGTAGAAACTCTAGTTCGTGCCTCTTTTGACAATCAAAGAGATTATTTAAAAGGATTCATGAACTCATATCCTCTTGCTCAAATGGCAATTGATAAGACAGGTATCGGGATGGACATTTCGGAGACAATACAAAAACTCTACAAAGGAAGAGTAAAAGGGGTTCACTTTACGGCTATTGCAAAAGAGACAATGGCTCTAAATCTTAAAAAGATGTTTGAAGACAAGATGCTTCTTATTCCGAATGACCCCTTGCTGATAGCAGATATTCACTCTATCAAGCGTAAGGCTGGACAAAAAGGCTTTTTGTATGATAGCGATAGAAATATTCACGGTCATGCTGACCGCTTTTGGGCTTTGGCTTTAGCAGGAAGTTATATTGAAGTGATTGCAAGAGTGCAGGGAAAAAAAGGAAGAGCGTATATCGTAGGGTGACACAATCAAGAGGTAAAATTGTTTCACAGAAAGAGTCCTATATACTGGACGCTTAAGAGGGTGCGTAACGCTTGAAACGCTGTAACGCTAAAGTTTTGATTTGAGATTATCGGAGAGTTTTTTGAGGATGATATCACCACCCTCTATTCCCATTCTTTCCGCTAAATTTTCTATTTTAGGTAACGCATTTTCAAAACCTCTATCAAGGTACTTATCCGCCTTGATACCTGGGTGATTGATTTTTCTCGATGGATTCCTAGCCCCCTTCCAATAAAGAGCTTTTTTGTTTTTAGGTTCTATTATATAGGGTTTAGTTCCAAAGTAAAGATACTTAGCATAATCTATATAACTACTATTCCCAACCTCAACAACCCCACTATTGATATTCTCATCAAATACGGTAATGTCACCACGCAATCGCCCAGCTCTAGCAGGTGCTTCACTAGCTATCTCACTAGCCACCATATCACCGCTTACACCTAAAAATCGCTTAATAACATCATCAATCTCTTTCATCTTCTTTCTCCCATAAGTTATAAATCTCGATAAGAACATCAATAAAAGTTCCGCTAAAAGCTTTAGCCTCTTTCTTTCCAAAAAGATAAATGTCAAAGCTCTCTTTTTTTAAAAACATCTTATTTTCATACACATCATTAACGATAGGCTCTATATCATGTCGTTGTCCGATAAAGAGTTGAGTAATACTATTACTTTTACTCTCTATCTCGCATTTTATTAAACTTTCGCTTACTTCTGTAAGTTCACAGCCATCATTGACATTATCATACCAACCAACTCTTTTTAATCCATCTTTAAAGATAACAGTTGTGCCATTTTCTTCCATATAAACCTTAAACATCATCATCTCCTTTTTTTACAGACCGACTAAATATAAAATCCTTATCAACACTTCGCTTAAAATAATCCTCACTAGCCCCAAATACTGTAATAACTTCATCTCCCTCAAAACTATAAAAAAGCTTTTTATCTCGACTATAAGCCACTATGCGATTAGCTTCAAGGTTGTGAAACCCTATACTTTCAAGGCTATTAAGTCCAGCTATTATATCTTTTAAGGGTGGTTTTTTACTAATTCCACCATGATTAAGCGTCTTGTCTGTCACTACTCTTTCGTAGCCCATGTTGTCCACATGTGAGAAAATTACTTTTTTATTCTCTTTGTATTTTGCTTCAGGAGCGATAGAACCGTTCACATTTTTACCGTCAATTTTTACAATTTCACTAAAAAAAGCGATGATTATAGTTCTGCATCGAAAATGATAAGGTGGCATTCCCACATTAGCAGGTAATTTTCCAAAGATAGGCTCTTTTTGCCAAGGAGTTGCCTCTTTTTTTTCTTCCATATTTTTAGCATTTCGTATCATATCAGCTTGTCTGTTTAGATGCAATACATCTATGATTCGCCCATTGATAGCTCTACAAAAAGAACTAGTTTGTCCGTCCATAACCGCAACAACTTTTGCTTTTTCTATGCCACCGCTCACCCATCGCTCCACCTTTGCCAAGCTTTGAGATTGTCGAATGAGGTGGTCACTAACACCCTCAAAATATCGCACACTATCATCAACGATTCCACTAAATTTATCTTTTAGTGAACTTGCAACCTCAATAGTCTTGATGTTGCCCTTGAAAGCTTCCTCAATTACGCTATTAACTTTCTCTTTTGTTCTCTCACTTCCATCATTTTTAAGCCAAACCATAGAGCGATTTAAAGCGTTTACGGTCTTAGTATCATTGTTTGTAAATTTAAAACTTGTTCCCAAGGTGACCGCTTCTATTGTAGCCATCTTAGTGTAAAGCTCTTCAGCCTTTTGCATATCAACACTATATCCAAGCCCATCAAGCTTAGTCTCAACCATACTTATAATATCTTTTACTTCTATATCTTCTATCTGATTTTTTATACTTACAAGCAAATCAGCTAAAAACTTTTCAACCTCTTGCTTGTTTACTTTTTTCACCTCATTTAGATATTTTTCTATTAACTCTTCAACTGTTTTTGACTCGTCCAGCTTTGATTTCAGCAACTTCTTTATCAATAAATTCCGCATATTCTCTCCTCTCTTCCTCTTTCTCATCCTCAAAATAAGGATACTCTAGTGTCTTAAATATATAATCACATCTTGAGCATTTTCTTACCCTCTTTGTAACTCCTCCGCTAAGGCTCGTATTTAGGACTCGCACCTTTTCATTCGCACATTTCGGACACATCATTTTACTGCCTTTTTAAGGATAGAGATGATTTTAGAACTATCCTCTTTACTCACTACTTCAGTCGATAGATATCTATTTTTTGTAAGCTTAAAGACAAAGTTCAACAATGCCTTGTCGCTATTATCTTTCGCATACCCTATCCACAAAGCCCTCATTAAAGTGATTTGTTTCTTTGTTATTCTGTTTTTAGGTTCTATAATAACAGCCAAGTCTTGAGATTTAAAGTTTAGATAATCCACAAGTGCGATAAGTTGTTTTATACTACAATCTCGTGAACTGCTAACCTCAAAATGTTCAAGCAATAACTTCTCATACGCCTCTCTATCATCTTTATAATAATTTACATATCTCTGTGATATATGCACACTCATCAAAAGTCTCTTTTTAAAAGATATCTCTTTTTCACTCATGGCTCACTCCTTTATAAAGTATAAAATCTTATTTCCATTTACTCGTTTCGTAACCCAAAACTTATCCTCACCCTTTGTGATTAGATTAAGTCCGTTCCTATCAGAGCGAATCAAAAAACCCATAGCCAAAACCAAGGCAGAGCGACTCATGCCCTCACTACTTTCTAGTGCCACAAGAGCCTTGTTAACTCGTTCTCTATCTTCTCCAAAAAGCCCACCATTAGCCTCATCACCGCCCAAGAGCGTTAGATTTAAGCTACTTAGCTCAACGCTATACTCACCGCCCTCTATGGGGTCTCTATCAATGAAGACTTTTAGAGTAAAATCAAGATTATCATCTCTTCTCTCTTTTTGCCTAAGCTCAAAGATGTTATCACAGCCGTTCATAAATTCAGCCGAACCGTGCATAACCTTGCCGTTTTTTGTAGCATGATGAGCAAGTATCACAGTTCCTCCCGCCTCACGGATATTCTTCATAGTCTCCATAAAAATCTTAGCTTGAGTATCAACCGAAGCATCAGCGACAAAGTCCCGAGTGGAGTCAAATATAAACACGCACCCTCGATAAGACTCCTCTCTCGCTTCATTCTCAACGCTTTCAAGGAACTCTTTAGCATTCCCCATGTGACTACGAGTAAGATACACTATGTTTTTAAAATCCCCTATCAAAGCCCCAACCCCACGGTCTTTTATCTGCCTTTTCGGATTGTCTCTATCAAAGTAAAATATCTTTTTTACCCCTCTTCTAGCCAACTCTTTAGCCACTCCAAGTAAAAACCAAGTCTTACCATGCTTGGGCGGTGCAAAAAACATATTAACAGTCTGCTCTACCAATAGCCCATCTATCAGCCATTCCGTACTCTCATTTTCTAGTTCATTTATCGTTAAGTGATTCTTTTCAAACTTAAACACTCTACCTCCTTTATAATCTTAACAAAGCCCTATTGATATAGGACTCTATAAAACTACCTCACAACATTATGTGTTCTTCTTAACCACCCTTTTATAAACCGCTCTTGCTCCTTATTGCTTTTTATAATAGATAAAAAAAAGCTATGTCTAGTATCTTTCATCGTTTGCAATAGATGGTGATGATTAACCATTGCCAAAGCTTTTGTAGTTTTCTCACCGATTACGCCATCAGGCTTAACCTCGTCTTTTACTGCTAAGCAATCATTTAATGCCCTTTGAAAAAGTTTAACGCCTCTTCTAACCCCATGATTCACAGCCATGTCATATACATAAGTACCTACCCAAATCTAATTTCAAAGAAAATAATACTACAATTAGAGCATGAAAAAGATAGAAGAACTAAACGAAGAAGATAAAA